CGCCGCTGGCGCGCCAGCGGCGCGCACGTGGCCGACCGGGCACTCTTCGACCCGCAGGGGCCGAACCCAACCATGCAAGGAGTAGACGAAATGGCAGGTGAAACCGACCTCCCGGCAGGTGGGCCGCCCGGCTCGGCTGCTGGCGAACAGCACGAACAGTCCGCGATGGCCCAGGTGGGCCAGGCGCTGAAACACATCGCCGGACTGCTGGAGAACATCCACGGCAAATTGGGTGGTGGCGCGGCGCCTGCCGCTGCAGCGGCCGAGCCTGCCGCTGCGGAACCGGCGGCCGAAGACCTCAACCTGACCCCGGCGGTTGCCGAAGGTTCGCCGCGGCACGAAGGCGCCGAGGATGAGGCCGACGAGCCCGTGGACGAAGGCGAAGGCGCCATGGACGAAGGCGCGGGCGAAGGCGACTACCCGATGCCGCGCCAGGCCGCCCAGGAAGGCACGCCGGCGCGCGGTAATGCGACGCCGCACGGCGCCATGGATGCGGCGACCGTGCGCAAGGTGACCCAGGCCGCCGTGGCCGCTGCGGTCCAGAAGGAGCGCAAGCGCGCGGCGGATGTCGAGCGCGCCAAGCGCGAGACGCGCGGCGTGCTCGGCGACGTTTACGGCATGGACAGCGCCGCGGCGATCTACCGCGAGGCGCTGGCCGCCGTGGGCATCGATCCGGCCACCGTGCCGAAGGGTATGGCGCGGGTGGCGTGGAACACCCACGTGCAGACCGCCGCCCGCACGGCCGGCGCGCGCCCGGCTTCCCTGGCCATGGATGCCGTCGGCGTCGAGAAGACGCAGGCGACCCTCCTGGCCCATCTCAACAAGATCGCCGTCAAGGGCTGAGGAAACCAACCATGTTCCAGAATCAGGTCTACATCAACCCGGCCCAGGCGGTCCCCGGCGACTTCGCATCGACCAACCCGATGGTCTTTAAGCTGTCGGGCGCGGGCAAGTGCGTCGCCGACGCCAACGGCGTCACCGTCGGCCGTTTCGCCGTACTCAACACCGATGGCACCGTGACCTCGGTGCCCGGCGCCGCGCCGTCGTCCACCTCCCGCATCGGCTTCGTGAACCGCGAGAACAACGCGCAGATCACGACCTTCCTGGCCGAGTCCGGCTACACCATCCAGCCGGGCCAGCCGGTCTCGCTGTTTGCGACCGGTGATTTCTGGGTGAAGGCTGACGCCATCACCGGCACGCCGTCGCGCGGCGCCGTCGTGGTGTGGGATACCACCACCGGCAACATCAACATCGGCGGCGCGACCTCGGCCACGGTTCTGGACACCGGCTACAAGCTGGTGAGCGAATCGGCCACCGCCGGCGCTACCGTCATCATCAGCAACACGGGCGCATAAGGAGCCCTCGCCATGAAAGACTCCCAGCTTATCGCCCAGCTTGCCTCGCGTGGCGTCATCCTGCCGCAGGGTGTGGTCGACGTGTCGACCCCCAGCAGCCAGTACGCCATGGACGCGGCCACCCTGACGCCCACCCTGGTGGGCACCCCGAACGCCGGTATCCCCACCTTCCTGACCACCTACGTGGACCCGAAGGTGATCGAGGTGCTGGTCGCGCCGATGAAGGCCGCCGAGATCGTCGGCGAGTCGAAGAAAGGCGACTGGACCACGCTGACCGCGGCGTTCATCCAGGCCGAGCCGACCACGCGCGTGGCCACCTACGGTGATTATTCGGCCGACGGCACCAGCAACACGAACATCAACTATCCGCAGCGCCAGTCCTATTTCTTCCAGACCTGGACCCGCTGGGGCGAGCGTGAGCTGGATATGGCCGGCGCGGGCCGCGTAGACTGGGCGGCGCAGCTGAACTACTCCAGCGCCCTGGGCCTGGCGAAGTTCCTGAATGCGACCTACCTGTTCGGCGTGGCGGGCCTGCAGAACTACGGCCTCACCAACGATCCGCGCCTGATCGCGCCGGTGGCCGGCACGGTCAACTGGGCCACCGCCCAGCCCGACGCGATCTTCAACGACATCGTGCGCATGTACAAGCAGCTGCAGTCGCAGTCGCAGGGCATCATCGAGCAGGAAGACGAGCTGCGCCTGGCCCTGCCGCCGACCGCCGCCGGCGATATCAACACGGTGAATAGCTTTGGCCTGTCGGCCGCCAAGCTGCTGCGCGACGCGTTCCCCAAGCTGACCCTCGTGACCGTGCCGGAGTACGACACCGCGTCGGGCCGCCTGGTCCAGCTGTGGGCGCCGAAGATCGAAGGCCAGGAGACGGCGACCTGCGCGTTCACCGAGAAGATGCGTGCGCATGCGATCGAGCGTTATTCGTCCTACTTCCGGCAGAAGAAGTCCGCCGGTACCTGGGGCGCGGTGATCTTCCGCCCGCTCGGCATGGCCGCCACCCTCGGCGTTTGAGTCTCCGCGGCGGAATGGGCGCCGCCGCAACTCGAACAGGAAGGCCGCCGCAAGGCGGCCTTTCTTTATCGACAACTCGTACGGATGCGTTCGGAAAGCGTTGCGCGTAATTGTTTCTCGCGCCGGCGTTGCATCACGGTCGGCACGTGGTGCACGCAGCTCATCACCGTGTTACGGCTCCGCCAGTTCTTGTAGGCCTGCGCGGGCGAGGCACCCCAGCCCAGCCAATTGCCGTCCGAACAGAACCACGCGCCGCTCAGGTAGAGGTGGGGCTTGCGCAGGGGCGGAGCGATGGGCATCGGGCGCGGCGGCTGGCCGTTGTACTGGCTCATGGTCAAGTCTCCGGCAGACCTTTGCGGCGCAGCCCGTGCAGTTGCGCGAGAACGTTAAGCCATTCGCCTGTCCAGTGGGTCATGCAATGGCGTTCACTCGCCGACAAACCGGGCAATGCAAGCAGCCGCTGGCGCAACGCGTCGTCACTTTCGATGCGCGGTTGTTCGACATGCAGCCGTTCGTGGTGTGCGATCTCTTCCTCGGCGGCGTGCAGTTCTTCACGTAGTGCCGTATTCTCGGCTTCGAGCTGTTCGAGGCGCGTCAGCATGGCACTCACCCAGGAGCCCGGGTCAAGTAGCACGCTGCAGTTCCGGCCGTAATACATGATGCGGTTGCCGTTGGCGTCGCGGCTAAAACTCGCATCGCCAAATTGTTTCAACGTGTCCACTGTTCGCGCTCCTGTAGCTGCTGTGGCGTGAGGTTCGGATTGTGGTCGCACCAGCGCGAGCCGCGCCGATGCGGGAAGTGGTAACCCTGGCAACCCGTGCGATCAGGTCGGCAGGTGGTCTTGCTGTGACGCTCGTGCGCCTGTCGCCACGCATCGACGCGCAGAAGTCCCTTGCCGCAGCGCCGGCACCGTTTTGGACGGCTATACGTCTCTGGCCGAAAGCGCGTCGTCTGACGCGCTTGGCAGGCTTTCCGGCGGCAGCGGCACGGCCAGCTCACGAATTGGTTTCCCACCATATCGATACGGCGAAGATGCCCGACACTATGACGCAGCAGATACCTGCAGCGAGCCAGTGATAACCGTGATCGAACAGCCAGACCAGACCGACAACCGCCCCAAGGCCTGCGCTGAGTATGCTCAGGACTGCAGTCCACAGTACCAGGAATGTTTTCATGGCGATACTTTCTCGATGTCCATGACGTAACAATCACCACGCTGCGAACCATAGGCGCGTTGCGCAGCTTCCCGGCGTCGCGTCTCTTCGCTGGGCGGTTCGCGCCATACCGGTTCATCATCGTCTACGGTGATGAGCATTTCTTTCACGCATTGCACGCTTAGCGTGACTTTGTAGGTGTGAGCAGTCATGGCGTGGTGTAGTCGGTAGTCGAGCGGATCGCCCGTGTATGCCGCCCGTGAGCAGCATAGGCTGGCGGTCAGTCGAACAATGCAACGGGATGGCCGGCGCGGATGTGCTTGTTCAACTGGTGGCGCGTAGCTTTCGCCCAAATCTCCCATGCGCCATCGATGTAAACGGCCCACACAATGCGATAAGGAAAATACGCCTTTGTGCGGACCATCTTGGCTTCAATAGTTGCCGGCAAGTTCATTTCCTTTCCTCGGTGATGCCCGGTGCTCGGCCGGGGCGTTGTGGCTGTTTACGCGTAGATGCTCATGCATTCATCGACCATAATCTCGGCATCGGCCTCGGTGGTTAGTGCGACGGCGCGGGCGTGAAGTGCGTGGCCAGCAGGAAAGTCGAAGCAGTAACCGCCGACGTGGCCGACGCGAACACCGCCGTTATCCAGGTGCGCCGCGAAGTAGTCGGCACCGTTGACGATGAAGTTGGTGGTGTGAGCGGGCATGGCGGTCTCCTGTGGTGTGGGAGTGATATTAGGCCCATCTAAAGGCGATGTCAACACCTTTGTTGAGTCCGGTTTGTTTGCTATGCTGCCTGCACAGAACCGTTCATCTTTCACCCAGGAGCTACGCCCATGCCCGCTGTCAAGCGTTCCGCCAAGACCGTGTCCATCGCCTGCAAGCTGCCGCAGGGCCTGATCATCCACCTGGCCGGCCAGCGCGAGCCGCTGCGCCTGCACGGCGCCAATTCGCACTACAACATCGGCGGTTTCGGCATCACGCAAAACGTGCCGGTGGAGGTGTGGGAAGCCATCCAGAAGCAGCACGCGCATGCGCTGTGGCTGAAAAACGGCTTTGTGTTCGCCAACAGCGACGGCGGCGACCTGGCCGAAGAAGCGAACGACAAGGTCAAGGAGAAGAACGGTTTCGAGCCGATCGACCCGAACAAGCCGGATGCGCGCGGCATGATCCAGGTCGACGGCGCGCCGGACCCGGGCGAGACGGCCTGACCGGTCGCCCACACCCATGGCCGTCATCACGTTCGACCCTACCGCCTTCAAAGCCGAGTTTCCGGAGTTCTCGGCGGTTCCGGACGCGCGGGTGATGGCCATGTTCACGATGGCCGAGCAGAGCATCCTGGATAACACGGACAACTCGCCCGTGATGGATGCGAATTTCCGCACCCAGCTGTTCTACTTGCTGGTAGCCCATCTGCTCATGATCTTCGGCGCCGCGCCGACATCACCGACCAACACACCGCCCGGGCGTATCTCGCAGGCGACGGAAGGCACCGTCACGGCCGCATTCGAGTACACGATGCCCGCCGGCTCGGCCATCGCGCCGTGGTTCCTGCAGACCAAATACGGCGCCATGTACTGGACGCTGACCGCGCCGTTCCGCTCGATGAAATACGCCGTCAACGGCGGCAGCGGCATCGGCTTCGCGGTGGCCTACGGCGTGCCGCGCCCGAACGTGCCGGCCGGGAGCGTGCCGTGAGCGTGCGGCGGCGCGGTTTGCGCCTGCCGCCGCAGCTGGCCGCCCAGCTGCAGCCGGGCAACGTACGTGTGGGCGTGCTGGCCGGCGCGACCTATCCGGCCGCGACGCTCACCAACGCCGCCACCGGCGAGCAGCGACCCGACCCGCGCGCCGGCATGCCCGTCGCCGTGATCGCCGCGGCGCTGCACTACGGGGAAGGCCAGGCGCATGCGCGCCCTTTCCTGTCGGCGACGTTCGCCAAGGAGGCCGCCACCTGGGCCAACGCCTTCACCACGTTGCTCAAGCAGGGTGCGAGCGCCGAGCACGCGCTGGGCATTGTGGGCCAGGTCATGAAGGAAGACGTGCAGGCCGCCGTGCTGGACTGGCCGGCGGACAATAGCGAAGCCTGGGCCGACTTCAAGGGGTTCAACCATGGCCTCATTCTCACCGGCCACCTGTCGCGGTCGATCAACGACGAGGTGACCCTGGGCAAGGGGACGTGACGTGGGCTTCAACCTCAATCTCCACGACATCGTGCGCGGCGCCATCACGCAGGTGAACGACGACCAGCCGGCCACGCTCTACTCGTCCACGGGCTACACCAACAACCAAGGCATCCTGACGCCGACCTATACGGTCGGCAACATCATGGTGCAGGCGCAGGCGAAGGACCATTCGGGCCTCGTGCATGATCGTGCGCTCAACTACTCCACGAGCTTCATGACGGTGTATGCCTATGGCAACCTGTCGGACCTGGATCGCCCCAGCGGCAAGGGCAACGACTTGCTCAACATCGCCGGCAAGTGGTGGTCCATCACGCAGGTCAACGAGTGGTGGCCCGATTGGTGCAGCGTGGAAATCACGCAGCAGGTCGACGCGGCGACGCTCCAGCAGCTGCTGGCCTTGATCGCCAACGGCGCGGTACCTGCACCATGAGCGCCGTGACGACCCTAAGCCCGAACGAAGACATCGTCTTCAATGGCGTGTGGAATCTGCTGTCGTTGCTGCTGGCGGCGGGCGAATCGCAGAACCTGTTCAAGAGCCACCCCAACATGACGACGATGCCCGTGGGCACCTATGCGGTGATCCAGCCGGGTGTGGCGCTGCGACAGAACCAGGGCGTGCGCACGTACGATCCCGCCAACGGGCTGCAAATCGTGGAGCGCGGCACGACCTATTACTACCAGGTTGACTGCTACGGCCCGTTGGCGCCGGACTGGGCCAATACGTTTTCCGTTGCCTGGCGCTCGTTGTGGTCCTGCGACAACAACCCCGCGCCGGACGTATTCACGCCCCTGTATGCCGATGAGCCGGTGCAGCTGAATTTCGCCAACGGCGAGAAGAACTACGAGCAGCGCTTCATGGTGAAACTGTACTTGCAGGTCAACCACACGGTCAGCCTGCCGCAGGACTTCTTCACCGACGTGCCGCCCACCCAGCTCATCGTGGCAGACGCGTTGCCGCCCTGAAATTTACGGTAGAATCCGGCGCAAGCGGCCCCGACCGTACGCCCCCACCTCAGGAGTCCGACCCCGTGACTATTTCCATCAGCAAGAAAGTGCAGGTCGTGCCGGGCGTCGTTCCGGGCGGTGGCACGGTCTCCAGCCAGAACGGTCTGGTGGTGACGCAGAGCACCTCCGTGCCGCCCGGCCAGCTTCTGGATCTGACCAGCGCGCCGGACGTGTCTGATTGGTTCGGTCCCGGCTCGCCCGAGGCGACCCTGGCAAACAACTACTTCCCGGGCATCGTCAACGGCGGCCAGTTGCCCTACGACCTCAAGTTCGCCCGCTTCGTCCTGGCGGACACGCCGGCGGGCGTCTATGGCGCGTCCGTGGCGAACCTGACCCTCGCGGCCCTGCAAAGCCTGTCGGGCACGCTGATCGTGACCACGGCCACCACGCACACCTCGTCCAATATCAGCCTCGCATCGGCGACGAGCTTCGCCAACGCGGCGACGCTCATGCAGGCGGCCTTCACGTCGCCTGACTTCACCATCGCATACGACAGCCAGCGCCAGCGCTTCCTGCTGCTGACCACGGCCACCGGCACGGCGGTGAACTGCTCGCCGGTTACCGGCACGCTGGCGGCCGCAGTGGGCCTGTCGGCCGATGTGGGCGCGTTCAATCAGGCCACGGGCGTGGCGGCGGACACGCCGGCCACGGCCATGGATCGCGCGGTCGGTTTGTCCACGAACTGGATGACCTTTACGACCAGCTACGCGGCCGTGATCGCCGACCGGCTGGCCTATGCTGCCTGGAACAGCGGCCAGAACTTCCAGTACGCCTACATCGCCTGGGACCAGGAAGCGGCGTCCATCGTGCCGAACAATCCGTCGTCCTTCGGCGCCCAGGTGTTCGCGCAGCCCTACCAGGGCACGGCGCCGCTCTATGGCACCGTGGCGACCGCCGGCGCTGCCATGGGCTGGGCGGCGTCCATCAATTTCAGCGTGCAGAACGGCCGCACGAATTTCGACTCGCGCCAGTTCGTCGCCGGCACACCCGCGACCGTCACGGACCTGCCCACGTCCGATGCGCTGGACTCCAACCACTACAGCTATATCGGCGCGTTCGCCAATGCCGCGAACACCTACACGATCGCCGTCAACGGCTTCCTGTCGGGCTCGTTCCTGTGGCTGGACACGTACGTCGATCAGATTTACCTGAACCGGCAAATCCAGCTGGCGCTGTTCAATGCGCTGCAGGCCTACAACTCCATCCCGTATAACCAGGACGGCTACACCGAACTGTATCGCGCCGTGGCTGACGTGGCCGAGCAGGGCGTGACTGCCGGCATCATCCGCCAGGGCGTCACGCTGTCGCAAAGCCAGGCGCAGCAGGTCGACGCGCAGGCCGGCCGCCCCATCGCCGCCACGCTGCAGACGCAAGGCTGGTACTGCCTGTTCGGCGACCCGGCCAACGTCGCGCAGGCGCGCCAGAACCGCACGAGCCCGACCGCCAAGTTCTGGTACACCGATGGTGGCTCCATCCAGCAGATCACCATCAACTCCACCGCCGTCATCTAAGGGGCCGATACCATGGCAGGCACGCTCACCGTTGCAAACTCGGTCCTCGCGATGACGACCGAGGCGCTTTTTCCGCAGGCCCAGCGCCTGCAGGGTTATGCCGCCGATGACGCGTTCGATTTCGAGAACGTGGAGAACGGCGAGTACAGCATAGGGATCGACGGCAAGCTGTCGGCGGGCTTCGTGTTCAACGAAATCCCACTGGGCATCACGCTGCAGGCCGACAGCCTGTCGCTGTCGCTGTTCGAGCAGATTTACCAGTACGAGGTGGCCAACCGCACCAAGCTGGAACAGCAGCTGACCATCACGCTGCCGGCGGTGAACAAGCGCTACGACCTCAAGGACGGGTTCATGCGTCGGTACAAGGCACCAAGCGGCAAGAAGATTCTGCAGCCGGGCGTGGTCGAGTTCGTCTTCGCGCGCATGACGGTCAGCAGCCTGTGACGCCTACGGCCGCCGGCGTGATGTTCATGCATGGCGGCCGCGTGCTGTGGCTGAAACGCCGTCCGTCGGCGGTCCACGGCGATCGCTGGGGCTTTCCTGGCGGCAACATCGAGGCGGACGAGACGCCCGAGGCGGCGGCCCGGCGCGAGGTGCAGGAAGAGACCGGCCTGGACTATGCCGGCCCGCTGACGCCGCTGTTCATGACGCAGGACGGCTTCCAATGCTTCGGCGCCGCGCTGGACAAGGCCTTTGTGCCGGTGCTCAACGACGAGCATACCGCCTCGCGCTGGGCCGCCTTTGACGATTTACCCGATCCGGTCATTCCTTCCACCCTGACGGAGCTGGCCCGCATGCCTCTCATCCACGGCAAGAGCGACAAGGCGCGCTCGGAAAACATCGCCACTGAAATCGAAGCCGGCAAAGACCCCAAGCAGGCCGCGGCGATCGCCTACAGTGTCCAGCGCAAGGCCGAACACGGTGCCGACGGCGTCGACGTACAGGCCGCGCTGCAGGCCTTGTGCGGCATCGCTGACCACTGCCTCGCCTACGACCGCAAGCGCAAGTAAGGAGTTCTCCCATGCAAGTAGTGATCCCTGGCGGTGCGGCGGTCCCCGGCGCCCGCGACGAGAACATGGCCCTCGCCGTCGTGTTGGTCGACCCAGTCACCGGCAACCCGGTGACGCCGGCCAGTGGTGGTAGCGCTGTCGCACCCACGGGCGTCAGTGGCCGCGGCGCGGTCGGCACGAGCTCGACCGCCATCGTGGCGGCGGGTGCGTGGAAGGTCGGCGGCACGATCCAGAACACGCACGCGACGAACACCCTCTACGTGGCCTTCGGCGCCAGTGCGACGACCAACGATTTCGCCATTGCGCCCGGCGCGGCGCTGTCGCTGTCGTTCGGGCCGGCCAACGCGATCAACGCGCTGGGGTCGGCCACGGGCACGACCTACGCGACCATCGGAGCCTGAGCCCATGGATTACTCCGGCCCCATCTACAACCCGGCCACCGTGCCGCAGATCGTCGCGCGCGGCGCGCGGGCGAATCAAGCCGCCGACATCGGCAACCAGACGCTCTACACCGTGCCCGTTTCGGGTACGTATCGCGTGTCTGTGTACGAGGTGACCACGCAGGCAGCCACCACGTCCTCGACGCTGCCGCCGGTGCAGGTGACCTACACGGACGCCGACACGGGCGTCGTCGCACCGGCCACCGTTGGCGGTACGATCACCACCAACACAAAGGGCGCGTATCAACAAGGCTCGGTGATCATTTCTGCGCAACAGGGCAGCACCATCCAATGGAACGCGAGCGGCTACGTATCCAGCGGCGCCACGCCCATGCAGTACACCGTGCGCGTGGTGGCCGAATTCCTCGGCTGACCAAAGAAAAGCCCCGCCGAAGCGGGGCTTTTTCTGTGCCAGGCGCTCGGGTAGATGAGCGGCACCAGATTACCAGAAGCCGCCCAGGTGCAGCAACAGCGCACTGGCACCCAGCGCCGCCGCGCAGGAGACGACATCGCGCGACAGCCGGCCGTGCCGCCCCAGCTCGTAGCCGCCCATGGCCGCCACGCCGAGCGCCAGCAGCGTCAGTGCCCACTGTGACCATTCCCAGCCGGCGGCGCACATGGCTTACCAGAACCCGCCGAAATGAAGAATCGTCGCGCTGATCGCCACGGCCACCAGCGATACGAAGACGTTCTCGGTCTTCTGGTACGGACGCCCGTGCCGATGGGCGTCGCTCATCAGACCAAGCAGGAACAGCCCGGCCATGAGGTACTGCGCAAAGCCCCAGTTCTCCATGGTCAGCCTCCCGTCTTCGGCGCGTACAGCCAGGCCATGGCCGCGCGGTGCCGGCTGACCTGCTCCGGCGTGTGGCCGGCGATGTTGGGCGGCACGTCGGCCAGCTTCATGGTCTCGTTGTAGGCCGGGAAGCCGTGAGCCTCGATGAAGGCGCGGGCCTCGTTGAGCTGGGCCAGCTTGTCGGTACCATCGAACAGCGCGGCTTGGGCGAGGATGGTATCGCGCGCTTCGCCAGCGACCTCCGCGGCTGCTTGCGCCTCAGACTTGAGGTTGTCCAGCGGATTGGCCGGCGGGATTTCAGCCAGGGCGTCCAGGTGTTCACCGGTTGCGTCCTGCGGTGCAAACGCCTTGCCCTCGACAGACCGAGCCGCCTCGATTTCCGCCTTGGTGCGGCGCTTGCGACGCTGCTGGCGCACTTCCTGATCTTCCTGGGCCTGCTGTTCCGGCAACTTCACGTCGGACAGGTCCGCGTCGGTGAGGTCCATGTGCGTGACCGCTGCGGGCACATCGACCTCATCAGCGAGCGACGCAGTGCGTTTCAGGGCAGCGATTTCGGCGGCTTTCACCTGCGCCGGTGTGAGCTTGGCGGGCACGCTGTACGAATAGCCCAGCGCGGCCAGCTTGTTGCGATGCACATAGCCCATCGCTTCGATCATCGCCTGCAGCTCGGGCAGGCTGTTGAAAATCAGTTGCATGGTGGTCTCCGGTGGTGGGAAGGATCAGCCGCGCGCGGCG